CGCGCGCTGGCGGAAAAGTGGGGGTACATCTGGGGCGGCACGGGGCAGGTTCACACGCAGCGTGCGCAGGACAGCGCCACCCGCGCGCAGACGATACGCTACGGGCAGCAGTGGGTCGGGCGGCGCGTTGCGGACTGCTCCGGGCTGTTTTGGTGGGCGTATAAGCAGCTGGGCGGGTATATGTACCACGGCAGCAACACCATGTGGCGCAAGTACGCCGCCGCCAAGGGCGCATTGCAGGGCGGCAAGCGCACCGATGGTCAGCCGCTCAAGCCCGGCACGGCGGTGTTCCTCACCAAGGGGAGCGACCGCCATCATGTCGGGCTGTACGTCGGCGATGGCGAGGTCATCGAGGCAAAAGGCACGGCTTACGGCGTGGTCGAGAGCAAAATCACCCGCTGGAACGAGTGGGCGGAGCTGACCAGCACGGCTTACGCCGTGGATGCGCCTGATTCGCCCGCTGACACGCCTGTCACGCCCGCCCCGACCGAGAACCCGGCGGATGCGCAGGGCGGCGCAAGCCCCCTTCTCGTCCTCAGGAACGGCAGCAGAGGAACGCAAGTCAAAGTTCTGCAATACCTGCTGATTGACGCGGGATTCGACTGCGGCAAGGTGGACGGCATCGTCGGCAAGAACACCACCGCCGCCGTCAAGGCATTCCAGACCGCGCACAGTTTGACCGCGGACGGCATCGTCGGCGCGAAGACGTGGGCGGCACTGCTCCAATAACGGCAATCAGGCGCACCTGACGCAAGAGCGGGTGCACCTTTGCAATTCTGGTATACAACATCATTCTCTCGCCGGAGGCGGCGTAAAACACCGACTGCCCACGGGATGCGACCCCGTAAATAAGCGTAGGGCGGTGGAAGGAGAAACACATGACGCTTGCAGAGATTCTCAAACAGAACGGCGTTGCGGAGGACACCATTCGCACCATCCAGAACGACATGAAAACCGCCAAGCTCTTCACCACCGGCGAGGAGAACGCAGATATTCGCCTCGGAAAGCTCAAAGGAGAACACGAAAGCGTTCGCCAGCAGCTCGAAGCGGCGCAGCAGAAGATTGCCGCCCTCGAAGCCGACAAGGCAGAACACAGCGTCAGCCAAGAGAAGATGGACGAGATGCACAGGCAGCTTGAAGCGGCACAGGCGGCCCTGCAAAAGAGCCGCATGGATGCTGCTATCCACATTGCCCTCATGCGCGGTGGCGCAAGCGACATCGACTACATGACGTGGGTACTCCAGCAAAAAGGGGACGCCCTGACACTGGACGACAAGGGGAACATCGACGGATGGGAGAACACCCTTGCCAGTTTGAAGAAAAAGTACCCGAACCAGTTTGAAGCCAGCGGCAAGAAGAACATCATCGAGAACCGTCTGCCGGATCAGGAGGGACACGCGCCGCTCAGCCGGAGCGAGATTCTCAAGAAACCATACGCAGAGCGGCAGAAGATTTTCGAGGAGAACCCGGAAGCCTTCCGCGCGGCGATGGCGGCGGAGAAATGACACCATTTTGTTGACATTAACAAAATGGCACAGACCATTTTCGTGAGGTCACGAAAATGATAATGAGGAGGAAAAAATAAATGGCAGTTACCAAGCTGAACAACCTGATTAACCCCGAAGTAATGGGCGCGATGATTGGCGCGAAGATTGACGCGCAGCTGAAGCTGACCCCCTATGCGAAGGTGGACACGACGCTCGTCGGTGTTCCGGGCGACACGAAGACCGTGCCGAGCTGGAACTACATCGGCGACGCGGAGGACGTGGCAGAAGGCGCAGAGGTGGGTCTCAGCACCCTGACGGCTTCCTCGACTACCTTCACCATCAAGAAGGCGATGAAGGCGGTCGGCATCACGCAGGAAGCCGTCAACAGCGGCCTGGGCAACCCCATTGCGCAGGCAGAAACCCAGCTCGCAAAGGCGATTGCGGGCAAGGTGGACAACGACGTGCTGGACGCGGTGTACACGGGCAAGAACGTCTACGCGGCTTCCACCCTCGCGGCGATTGCCTACGGCGGACTGGTGGACGCGATTGCCAAGTTCGAGGACGAGGAGGACGGCATCGACAAGGTGATTTTCATCCACCCGGCGCAGGAGGCGACGCTGCTCAAGGACAGCGACTTCCTTTCTGCCGACAAGTTCACGGCAGGCGTGGCGGTGAACGGCGCGATTGGCAAGATTGCGGGCGCGTGGGTGAAAAAGTCGAAGAAGGTGCGCCTTGTGACCCACGAGAAGAACGAATCCGGCGATGTGACCATCGACGCGGCGAACCTTGCCGAATATCAGGCGAAGGTTGACCCGTCGGTGGAGCTGGCGGCGGGCGACAAGGTGAAGGCGGTCGCGGCGGCGTCGCAGTATTACGTCTGCCCGATTATCAAACTCGAACCCGATTCCCCGGACACGGAGTACACCGAATCGGAGCTTCCTGCCGTGACCATCTTCCTGAAGAAGGACATTCAGGTGGACGCGGAGTGGCTGCCGAAGAAGCAGCAGACCGACGTGACGGCGGCGAAATACTACGGCGTTGCGCTGACCAACAGCGCGAAGGTCGTGCTGGCGAAATTCAAGAAATAATCCGCGCAAGAAGGGAGGTGAACGCCGTGCTGATGACGATGGATGAACTGCGGACGCATCTGGAAACGGATGCGGATGACGCACTGCTGGCGGCGAAACTGCGCGGCTTTGAGCTGCTGATTCGCGCGTACACGAACAACAACTTCCAGCTCCGCGCCTGCCGCTGGACGGGGGACATTGTCGGGCGCACTTTCCTTGGGGATGCGCTCGTCCCCTTCTCGACGGGCGACACGGTGGAAGTCAGCTTCTCCCTGCTCAATAATGGGCTGTACACGGTCGAAAGCGCGGATGACCTCGCCTTTACGGTCGCAGAGCGCGGCTTGAAGGACGAAATCGACGTAACCGCGACGCTCGTCCGCTATCCCGACGACGTGAAGATGGGCGTCATCAACCTGCTGAAATGGGAGATGGAGAACCGCGATAAGGTCGGCGTGGCATCGGAGACGATTTCCCGCCACGCTGTCACCTACTTCGACCTGACGGGCGAAAACGCCGTCATGGGCTTCCCGCGCGCGCTGATGGGCTTCCTCACGCCGTACATCAAGGCGCGCTTCGGGCAGGGGGTGACGGCGACATGAAGGGCATCGGCGGCAACGTGACCGCGACGCTGCAAATCAGCGAAACGGAGACGAACGCCATCGGCGAACAGGTGCGCACATGGGCGGACTTGAAGACGCTGACCGGCTGGCTTGACCTGACCGGCGGCGACAGCAAGTATACCGTCTACAACGCCAAGGTGCAGGACAGCACACACGTCTTTGTGGCGGATTACACCAAGCTTCCGGCGGAGCTTGCGGCGGAGAACGGCCGCCTTGTCTGCCGGGGGAAGCGCTATGATGTGCTGCTGATTGACAATCCGATGGAGATGGGCAGCGGCTCACAGCTGGAAATCTACCTGAAATACACAGGAGGCGACAGCAATGCCGGTTGAATTTCGGGATTACAGCATGAAAGTCAGCGCGCAGATGAAGGACGCGGCAAAACGCTTCCTCATCGAGGCGGCGCACGAGGTGACCTGCCAGACCATCCGCACCACACCCACGAAGAAGACGCAGCTTCGCGGCTCATGGAGCAATTCGGTCGATGAAAGCGCCATGACCGCGCAGATTGGCAGCCCGCTGGAGGAATCATTCTGGAACGAGTTCGGCACGGGCAGCCACGCCATCCACGGCGACGGGCGCAAAGGCTGGTGGGTGTACATCGAGGGGCAGCCGCGGGGCGAGAAGAACTCGCGCGTGTACGACAGCCAGCAGGAGGCGGAGGAAGCCGTCCAGTACCTCAGGAGTCAGGGGCTTCCTGCCGTCGCCACCAATGGCGAGGACGCGCATCTGACACTCCAGAAGGCATTCGCGGCGAAACAGAACACCATCATCCGCATGGCGGAAACGATTCTTGGGGAGGAAATGAAATGACGCAGGAGGCGCTTTCCATCCTCCGCGCGGCGATGGCGGATATGCACTTGCCATACGCGCTGGGGCAGTACCGCGCAGCCCCGCTGCCGGAAACGTATTTCGTCGGGCAGTGGGTGGACGCGGAGGGCTTCACCGAGGATGGGCGCACGGACAGCACGATGACCCTGCTGGGCTACAGCCGCGCGGGTCTTGATGCCCTGCTGGCGGCATCAAAGGCGATTCAGGCGCGATTCCCGGCGTATGGCTGGACGTGCATCACGGATCGCGGGTCAGGGCTTGCAATTTCTTTCGCGGGTGCGTCGTTTTTGCCGGACATTGACGGCGCGGCACGGCGCATCAGCATCAATCTGAACATCAAAGAATGGAGTGTGGACGAAACATGAAGGAAGGCAGAAGCGGCGCAACGAGCGCCACGCCCAAGAGCATCGTATTCGGTGCAGGCACGATTCACAAGGGGCTGAAGTACGAGGGCGCGGCGTGGAATTTCACCGATTCGCTTGTCGGCGCGACGTCGGGCGGCTCGAAAGTCAGCATCACGCCGGAAATCACGAAGGTCGAAGTGGACGGCGTGTATGTGAACACGAAGGGGTTGGACGTCAAGACCGGCGGCAAGGCGGCGATGGACATCAACCTGATTGAGCTGACCGAGGACATCCTCAAAGCGGCGACGCTGGGCACAAGCGCGGCGGCGACCACCGACACGCGCTTTGACCTCATCGAGGACAAGGCGGACATTGCTGCGGGCGATTACTGGGATAACATCGCCTTTGTCGGCAAGACGATGGACGGGCGGAACATCATCGCGATTCTGGACAATGCGCTGTGTACGTCGGGCTTTGAGAGCGACCACAAGAGCAAGGAAGGCACGGTCGGGACGTACACGTTCGAGTGCTACGCCGAACTGGACAGCGACGGCGAGACGCTGCCGTGGCACATCTACTACCCGAACAGCACCTACACCACGCAGGCACAGACGGAAGCCAACGCCGCCGTGGTGACGCAGATGCCGGAAGCGAAGACCGCCGAAGCGACGGCGTAAGCAAGCCGCATAACCCATTGCAGCAATACAGACCAGCAGCATTTAGGGGGAACGCGAAGGTTTCCAAAGGGCGACCGCAAAGCCCTTTGGTCGCGCCCGCAGGCGCAAAACCCCTGCGAACAATCACAGACCGGGGAGAAGAGCCACGCGCTTTTCTCCCCTTTTTCGTAAACAAGGAGGAATCACGATGGAAAACGAAGCCTTGACCCTGCGCCGTCTGCGCGCGGACGACCTGTTCACGATGATGCGCATCCTCTCCAAAATCGGCGTGGAGGATTTGCGCGCCGCCCTGCCGGGGAAAACGACCATCCAGCGCGTCCGCGAGGGCAACGAGAGCGCCGAGACTGTCGGCGTGACCGTCGCGCTGATGATTGCGGACAAGCTGCTGGCGCGCCTGCCGGACTGCAAGGCGGAAATCTACACCCTGCTGGCGGATTTGAGCGGCAAAACGCCCGCCGAAATTGCCGCGCTGGACATGGGCGTGTTCGCCGAGGCGGTATTCACCCTGATGGCAAGCGAGGATTTCCGCGATTTTTTTACGCGGCTGATGAAGCGCTTGGGGCAGACGAAGTAAAGCTGTTCGACATACTTTACCGCCGCTATAGCGACCCGATGGCGCTGCTGACCGGGATGCTGCGGCGCGGGAAACTGGCGGACTTCATCCAGCAGTGTGTGCGGATGTACAACGAAGAGACGGAAGAGAAGCTGCTGTGGGAAGTGTGGCTGCACAAGTGCTTTGACAAGGGATTCAGCGAATTTCTGCACGAATACCGTACCCCTGCGCCGGTGGACACGCCGGACTTCACGGCAGAGGACATCCGGCACAGCTGGAATCTGCTCGACGGCTTCACACCGCCGGGAGAAGGGAGGAAAACGACGTGAGCAGTATCTTTGAACTGTTCGGCTCTATTGTGCTGGATACGAGTTGGGCAGAAAAAGCGCTTGCCAAGGTCAGCAAAGCCGGGCAGAAGGTTGGCGGTGTGCTGAGCAAGGGCTTCAAGCTGGCGGGACAAGCGGCGCTGCAAATGGGCAAAGTCATCGGCACGGGCGTTGCGGCAGGCACAGCCGCGATGGGCAAGCTCGTCAGCAGCGCCATGAGCGCCCACGCCAGCTATGAGCAGCTGGAAGGCGGCGTGAAGAAGCTCTTCGGCGACGATGCGCAGAACCTCGTGATGGAGTACGCGCGCAACGCCTACCGCACGGCGGGTCTGTCCGCCAACGAGTACATGGGCACGGTGACGAGCTTCTCCGCGAGCCTGATTTCGTCCCTGGGCAAGGATACCGTCGCCGCCGCCGCGTATGCCGACCTTGCCATCACCGACATGGCGGACAACGCGAACACCTTCGGCACCAGCATGGAGGATATTCAGAACGCCTACAAGGGGTTCTCGAAGCAAAACTACACCCTTTTGGACAACTTGAAGCTGGGCTACGGCGGCACACAAAAGGAAATGGAACGGCTGCTGGCGGATGCGTCGAAGCTCTCCGGCGTGAAGTACGACATCAGCAGCTTCTCGGACATCATCGAAGCCATCCACGTCATCCAGGAAAGCCAGAATATTGCTGGGACGACGGCGAAAGAAGCCTCGACGACCATCTCCGGCTCTATCGGCTCGGTCAAGGCGGCGTGGGCGAACCTGCTCTCCGGCTTAGCGGACGGCAATCAGGACATTGACCAGCTTGTCGGCAATCTGTCCGACAGCGTAATGACCGCGGTGGACAACATCGTCCCGCGCTTGCAGACGATGGCGCCACGCATGGTGCAGGCGGTGCAGACGCTCGTTTCGACGCTTGCGCCACAATTGCCGGGCATCATCAACTCGGTGCTGCCTGCCATGATTGAAGCGGCGACAACGCTCATCACCGGGCTTGCGGACGTGCTGACGGATGTGATGGGCATCATCATCGACCAGCTTCCGACCATTTTCAACCAAATCGGCGGGGCAATCCAGAAACTCTTCCCTTCGCTCGTCAAGACGTTCAAGAATCTCATCGGCAAGATTGATTTCAAGGGGCTTGGACAAGCCATCGGCAGCGGGCTGAAATCCATCGTGATGAATCTACCGCAGATTCTCTCGGACATTGGGAACGCCATCAAGTGGGCGTGGGAGAATATCGCCTATCCGCTGATTCAGGGCATTTTCAAGGGCATCTTCGGAATTGATTTGCCGGACTGGGACAAGGTTGCGGAGAGCATCAGCGACTGGTGGGAGGATGTTAAGACCGCCGTCGGCGGCGCGCTGGAAATCACGTTCAAGGCAATTGGCGACGCGCTCACCTCGGCGAAAGAAGCCGTGGAGAAGTGGTGGGGAGACGTCAAGGCACTGTTCGGCAACTTGCTGACCATCGTGTTCGGGCTGGGCACTGGCGATGACCAAGAGGCAGCGAAAGAAGCCGTCACCAAATGGTGGGGAGAGATCAAGACAAAAATCGGGGGTGCGCTTTCGATTATGTGGCACTTGCTGAACCCGTTCAACATCGCAAAGCAAGTGAAGAACGCATGGGACAGGGCGACAAAGGGGCTGAGCTTGACAGTCGGATGGAAAACGGTTCAGCAGACCGTTGAAGTCCTGACGAACCCGGAAACGAATCCACTTAACCCGGACAGCCACTACCAGCAAGTCATCAGTACGCCCGAAGGACGCGGCGCAATGCGTAACGCGGGTTGGGAAGTAATCAAGAGCTTTTTTACCCATGCCGACGGTGCAGTCTTCTCCAAACCCACCCTCTTTGACACGCACAGCGGCTACCACCTCGTGGGCGAAGCCGGAGCAGAGGCCGTCGCGCCCATCGGCGTGCTGCAAGGGTACGTCAAAAGCGCGGTGGGTGAGGTCGTGGGCGCGAGCATGGAGCGCAAGCTCGACCAGATGCTTGCCGCCCTGCAAAACGGCTTCAGCGGCATGAATCAGCAGCAGATTGTGCTGGATACGGGCGTGCTTGTCGGCGCAACGGCGGGCAAGATGGACAAGCGTCTGGGGCGGATGGCACTGCGAAAGGGGCGGAACGCATGATTTACGGGGTAACGCTGGGCGGCAAGCACACCTACCGCGATTGGGGCTTGCTGCCGAAAACGCGCCCGACCATCGCACCGCCGAAGGTGCGCACAAACTATGTGGATGTGCCGGGGCTGGACGGCGCGCTTGACCTGTCCGAAGCGCTGACCGGGCGCGTGGGCTATCAGACACGGGATTTCTCGGCGGAGTTCATCGTCATTGACGCGCGGAACCGCTGGGACGCGCTCTATTCCGAAATACTGGACACCCTGCACGGGCAGCGGGTGCAAATCATCCTCGATGAAGACCCCGGCTACGCCTACACCGGGCGCGTGACCATGAACGCGTTGGAGAGCGACCGCAAGACCGCCACCATCAGCCTGAAAGCCGTCTGCGACCCGTACAAGCTGGAAATCACGGGTTCGCTGGATGACTGGCTGTGGGACACCTTCAACTTTGAGACGGGCATCATCCGCGACTACAAGGCGCTGCCGGTGGATGGCACGCTGACGCTGACGATTCCCGGCACAAGGCGGCCGTGCATCCCGACCATCACGGCAAGCAGCGCGATGACGGCGACATTCGGCGGCAAGGAGTACGCGCTGACGGCGGGCGACAACCGCATCAGCGGCATTTGCATCACCGAGGGCGACAACGTGCTGACCTTCGCCGGGAATGGCACGGTATCCATCGACTACCGAGGAGGGAGGCTGTAAATGTACACCATCTATGCGGACGACGCATTGCTGTATTCTCCGGGGGACGAGGAACTTTCCGTCCTGTCCCCCGTGCTGGAAACGCAGTGCAACGCCGCCGGAACGCTCACGTTCGTGCTGCTGCCGGAGCACCCGATGTACAGCGCGCTGCACAAAATGCGGACGCGGATTGACGTCCGGCAGGATGACGAAATCATCTGGCGCGGGCGCGTGCTGGAAACGGAAACCGACTTCTACCGTCAGAAGACTGTCACTTGCGAAGGGGAACTAACGTACCTCGTAGACAGCGTTCTGCACCCGTACAAGCTGGCGGATTACGACGGCACGGCGGCGGGGCTGTTCCGCCTGTACCTGACGCGGCACAACGAGGCGGTCAGCGAGGCGCAGCAGTTTCAAATCGGCAATGTGGACATTGAGACGCTATCCAGCGTGGAAAACACGGGCTACGCCAACACCTGGGACGAAATCAGCGACAACCTCTTAGACATTCACGGCGGCTTCCTGCGCATCCGCCACGAAGATGGCGCACGCTATCTGGACTGGACGAAGGAGAGTGGCGACACCTGCGCACAGGTCATCCGCTTCGGCGAGAATCTGCTGGACTTGTCCGAGTACGTCTCCGCGTCGGAGGTTGTGACGTGCCTGATCCCCTACGCCGGGCAGAGCGACAGCAAAATCACCATCGCGAGCGTCAACGACGGCAAGGACTACATCGAGGACGCCGCCGGAATCGCCCTCTACGGGCGCATCTGGGGCGTGACGGAGTTCGACACGAAGGACGCGAGTACCCTGCTGGAAATGGCGAAGAAGAACCTGCAAAAGCGGCTGGAAGAGACGATTACCATCACCATCAGCGCGGTGGATTTGCACCTGTTGGATGTGAATGCGGAATCGTTCCACGTCGGCAACAAGGTGCGCGTCGTCTCCCTGCCCCACGGCATCGATGCGGAATACACCTGCACGGCGATTTCCCTCGACCTCGTGAACCCCGACCAGTCCGAATACACGTTCGGCACGCCGGAAACGGGCATGGCAAGCACCACCGCCGCGACGAGCAAAGCAGTCGAAGTGGTGGACACGTCGGTGGAGTACCTGCGGCAGATTGTCAGTGATCAGAACACACACCTGCTGCTGACCGACGGGCTGATTACCGCCTACACGCAGAAAACAAACGAGAACACCGACACACTCAACACCGTGCAGACGACGCTGGACGGCATGAACGGCACATTGTCCGCCTACGTCGAGACGGTAGACAAGCACACGCAGGACATCACGACCGTCCGCGCTGACCTCGACGGCATGAACGGCACGCTGACCGCCTATGCGGAGCGTCTGGGCGACGCGGAGAGCGAAATCACGCGCGTGCAGGTGACGCTGGACGGCATCAACGGGGAATTGACGTCGAAGGTCAGCAAGGGCGACCTGATTTCGACCATCAACCAGACGGCGGGAGAGGTCAAAATCAGCGCGAGCTGTATTAACCTTGAAGGGTATGTGACGACGAGCGAATTTGAAACCGTGAGCGGCTGGGCAGACAATTTTGAGGGCGACACCATCAACTGCGTCACACTCAGTGCGTTTAAGGTCAATTCAGATGACGGCGAATTTGGAGCTTTGTCTATCGGAGATGCGCACATCTCAGACTTGACGCTGACAGGAACGGCAACCATCGGCAGCCTGACCGTCGGCGGCACTTCCGTCGCGCCGCGTACGCTGAAAATCGGCGAATCTTCCTGCACGTTTTTCGCTCCCGAAGACGCAACTTTTGAGTTGAGCGACATGCCGGGCTACGATGATGCTCTGGCTGCCGCGAAGAGTGAAGGAGCATCATCGGTACACGTTCAGGCATTGGAGATTGCCGGGCAGAATTATCATTCGTCGAGCAAATACATCGAAGTGAACTTGGACACTACGTTGAGCAACGGAAGCACAGAGGAAGGTCTACTGTCTGTCAACGCTTCCAGCGCATACAACGCAGGAGTAAGCGACGTGGCAATCTCGGAAATTACCTGCGTCGATATCAGCGTCGGGGCTGACACCGGCAGAGTTCGCGTAGTTGTAAAGCTAAGCAACGGAAAAACAAGACAGCAAGTCTTTACGCTTTCGTAAGGAGGGGGAAGCCTATGGAAACCATCACTACCAGCAAGCAAACCGTGCAAGCCATCATTGACGCGCTCTCCACGGTGGAGGTACGCGGCGCAAGCAACCTGAACGCGCTTTTGGCGTGCATTCAGGCGCTGCAAAAGACGGTGAATCAGCCGCAGGAGGAGGCGAAACAGGCGTGAGCGAAAGCACGAAGGACTTCCAGACGCTGCTGGACACCATTGCGTCGGGCGTGTATGGCAAGGACGTCAGAGGGGCGATTCATGACGCGCTGGAAGCTATGAACCAGCGCATCGGCGAGGTCAAACCGCAGACAGGCGGAAAGCAAAAGACGGTCTACTGCTGGGGCGACAGCCTGACCCAAGGCATCGGCGGCAACGTCAACGGCTGGCATCTCATCAGCTATCCACAAGTGCTGGCTGAACGATGCAATGCCGTCAACCTCGGCATCTTGTCTGACAACGTGCCGACAATCATGGCGCGAATGGGGGCGGACGCAATCGTCCTTCCAGCGTGTACAATTCCGGGCAGTTCAAGTGAAAGCGTCGTTGTTGGGAACACAACAGACGGGATGACGCTCGAAAGCGGCAGAATCGGGAAACTGCTCAAATACGGTGACTGTGGAATCAACCCCTGCTATGTAAACGATGTGCCGTGCGTGCTTTTCCGTGATTATGCAAAAGACACGTCTGATGGGCTGAGTATCCGGCTCAGGCGGCTCGACAATGGTCTGCCGGTGGTCGTATCCGCAGGAACGAAGCTCATTACCTATGGTGCGAAACACTACAAAGGAAACGGGCTGCACATCTTCTGGATGGGCGCAAACGGCGGTTATGGTTCGGATGCGGAAGGCAAAAATCTTGATTTCAGCGACTACGTTGCGCAATTGCAGAAATGCGTCGATTACGTTGCCCCGGCGGATTATCTGATTATCTATGCGAGGGAACGTAAAGGCTATGCTGCTGACGAAGCGGCGGAAGTACAGGAACTGAAGGAAACGTTTAAGGGGCATCTGATCGACTTGCTCCCCCAGCTGAACGATAGAGGACTGCTATACGGTGAAACAAACGTCTGGGACGGGACACTGGTAAAAGGTGTTCCCAAGACGTTGGATAGCGGCGACGGCTGCCATTACAGCTTCTACGGTTACATGGCAATCGGCAAGATTGTCTGGGAGTATGTCGCGCCGCGTCTGCTGAACGCATCCGAGGAAAGCGGCGGGACGGATACTCCCCCGACCGTTGAAAGCGACAGCATTGGCGAACTGGCTTATAAGCTGAAAGCGCCAAAAGTCCTCACAAATGGAAGCAAAGCAATCAATACCGGCTTCAAGCCGTTTGCCGAAGGTGCGGACACATGGACAATCGCAGTGAAATATGCCGACGGATTGACAGCCACTGACGCTTCGCAGTGGGGAACGCTGATGTTCTGTGAAGTGACAAGCAGCAAGACGCAACTGAAAGTCGCTACGCTTAATAGCAGCAAGCAGTTTCCAGAGTGCAATGTTATGTGTAACGCTGGCGGTTTCGGCATCAACGTCGAACAGATGGGTCTGGCCGTGTACAATAGCGGCTATCACACGTTTATCGTGACGAAAAACGGCGACGACTACACCTTCTACCTTGATAATAACAAGATTTACGGCAATAAGCTGACCTATCCGCAGGCAGAAACGGGCGACAAATTGCTGTATGTCGGCGGTTGGGAAAGCGGCTGGGGCATGGTAAGCGGGACGATTATGGACATCAGAATTTACAACAAGTGCATTGACGCTAATACCGTCAGTGAACTGAATGACATTTTCGCCGCATCATAAAAACATGGGGGGACACGCATGAACCTTGACACCATCATCGTCGCTGCGATTTCCCTGCTGGGCACGCTGGCAGGCAGCTACTTCGCCAACAGCAAGACAATCGCCCTGCTGTCCTACCGCTTGGAGCAGCTGGAGCGCAAGGTGGAGAAGCACAACTCCGTCGTCGAGCGGACGTTCCAGTTGGAGAACAATGTGCAGACCGCATTCAGCCGGATTGACGAGATTCGGGAAGCGCTGCACGAGCATCAGGAGACATAAGAAAAGCCGGGATTGCGGTGGAGGGAGAAATCCTCTGCGGCTGTCCCGGCTCTTTTTCTGATGTGGTTTTAGCACGGGTGTTTCACATTTGTTTAGGAATTACAGCGTAATATTAAAATTGCGTTGTAATTTCCGTTTATGCTGGACAGTCACTCTGGATAATGCTATAATGCAGGTGGGATGATAAAGAAGGAGGCGAGTTGTCTATGCAGTTAAGCAACTATAAGCAATGTCTTGTTGGAACGGTTCAGCTGTATAATTCAAAGCTGAAAGAGCACATTGGGGAAATGTTTGCCAAGAACAAGATTTCTTGCGACGGTGTGCAGCAAGTTGACATGTTCGACGCGCGTCCGGCCGTTAATGTGACTGACTTGAAGTTAGAAGAGCAGATTGCAAGATGTTTAACTGAAAGTGAAAAAGCAATCTGCCTCTTTGAAGATTGGGAATACGAAAAAGATTATCGCTATTCAGCCGTTTTCACAGCGGATGACTTTGAAACGGTTAAACATGCGGTGGAAGGTATTCCAACGCTGGAAGCCGAGCAAAACGAAAGCGAACGAACTGTCGGCTATGACGCACCTGAACCGCTTCCGGTGCGCCGTGAGCTGGAAGAACAGGTTATGCTGAAGTTCTGCTTCGTTTTTTCAGCTGTTCACCCGCAGAGCGGAGAAGAGATGCTTTTGAAATACCCGGTGCTTGTGGTGCTTCATCAGAAACATCAGCTGATTGAAATGCGCTTTGATGTGTTAAAGCAGTATTTCCAGACACAGCAAGGATTTTATTCAAAACTTGTTCAGAAGATACGGGCGTATCTCAAAGAAAAATTGGCAGTAGAATTGGTGCCTCTTGAAATGAACTTCATGAAAGAGACTGCCAACGATGAGGTAAAACTGATAGCAGAATACATGAATATGGCTTCGGGCGGCCGCGCCGTCTTAGAAGTCGGCGATAACGAGGAGTGGGTTCTGCCGTTTATCGGGGAATTGAAATCGCTGATTCAGGAGTATCATGCAGACCTCGAAAAAGTGCCTGCATTGGAGGATGCTTTGAATCAGTTCGTCTATGAAAAAAGTGAAATGTCCGAATTCCCGTGGATTGAACTGTTATGGCCGAACGAAATCAAGACAAGATCCGTGCGGGCCAAATTCACTTTCAACTATGGCAACAACGGGTTTGGTCTAATCCAGCATTACTATAACGCTGTTCTAATCGGAAGGGAGAGGATGGATCGTGTCATTGAACACATTAGCGCCAATAGACCACGTGATTGCTAATTATGTAGACGACAAGACCTTGCGTACTTCCATAGAAGATTTTTTTCTGCACTATAAGAAGGGACAATGGCTCTATCCGGCTGTGTTAGTCCAGAAATTTAGATGTCCGCTTGGCACCAGTTATCGTATTATGCACGACATGGAGAAAGAGGGCTTCTTGAAGTCTTATTATGAAATGGTGTGCCCTTGCTGCGGCTATTCAGCGCTGAAAGTGGAAGTCTTTAATCAAATTCCTGACCGCATTATCTGTGAACGCTGTGAAACGGAATTTTCTGCGATAGAAAATAGCCGAATTATTTTTCAGGTGATTCACGATGTCAGGTAACATGGATTTGTATACTGCTGTTCGTGTACTGGATAGTGTTGATGATTCCAAACTGCGCAACGAGAACGTTTGCCGAATGACAGAAGAACAAATAGCGGAGTATTCCAAGCAGCTTGATTGCGTAAAAGGGCTTAATGGCGGCAACGCAACTGCAAAGGAAAAAGGTGAAGCATTGGAAATGTTGGTTCGGATGCTTCTTAAATACTCCGGAAACTTGTTTGAAGTCAAACAAAACGTTCGGACAGGCACAAATGAAATTGACATTGTGTGCGAAGCGACATCTATGGGGAAATATCTACAAAGCCGAAACTTGATTCTCAATTATCCCTCGTTTTTGGGCGAATGCAAAAACTATGGCAAGAAGGTCGGCGTTACTTACGTCGGAAAGTTTGCCTGCTTAATGCAGACAACTGCATATCGTCTGGGCATCCTGTTCTCTTATCATGGCGTTACAGGGAAAGGATGGAATGATGCACAAGGGTTGATTCGCAAGTTCTATCTGAGCAGGGAAGATGTAGAAAAACGGTTTGTCCTCGTGGATTTTTCCATTCGCGAATTCGAGTTAATTACGCAAGATGTCACATTTCTTGACATTCTGAACAGCAAAATCGAAGCGCTGCGGCTTGATACGGACTTTTCGAGATTGCTAACCGCCCATCCCGCCGCAGCAAAAATTGAACACTGCCAATAGGCAAAAGAATCAGGCAGACATAAGAAAAGCCGGGATTGCGAAGGAGAATTTCCCCTTGCAGTCCCGGCTTTTTC